GAGTTTCATTAAAGAAAACTGATTTTAATCCTTCAGCCAAGCCTTCAATTTCGCCTTCAGATACCAGATCCAAAACAGAAGCATAAGCAATAGATCGCAAAGAATCAGGAGATTCCTGCGCAACCCTTCCGCTACCGCCACCGCCACCGCCTTTACCACCGCCACCGCCCCCAGCGCCTTTAATAGTTTTCTTGTTCATGGCAATTCCTCTGCGACAATGCCAGCGCTAATAACTGCGCTTCCTACAATCATGCGCCCATATCCTACAGGCACAGGATAGCCCTGAGCTGTGGTATTAACTGCGCCATTAAAGGCATAAGATGGCTTATTGTCTGGCTGATTATTAGAAGTATCGGCATTTAAGTTAGGCATTGGGGTTAGCATCTGGACTACCCCACCGATCACCATTGCAATACCAGCGCTCATCAAATAAGGAGAGATAGGCGCTAAGAATGGAATAAAGGAAGCTGCGATTAAGACTGCTCCGAGAATGACATTTAGTGTACCGCCCCCAGCGCCCTGCAAAATAGGTACAAATTTAATAGAGTCTTTGCCAGAAGGATTATGCAGCTCATCTACTGATTTAGCTTCTTTGCCGACTAAGACTTTATAAGCTATCCCTCTTTTCTCAGAATCTACTAAGTGCTGCTTAAATTCTGGAAAGTTAGCGCATAAAGCCTTTACCGCTTCTGCTGGATTGCGAACATCAAAATCAAAGCTCTTACCGAACTTTTTTCCTAATTCACCGAGTAGCTGTATTTTTTTCATATCTTAGATATACCATTGCATTTTTAAGCCAATAACCGCCAAAAATATCTCTAGTAGATAGCCTTCCATGAACATGATGCAGGATCATATTATCGCCTAAATAAATAGCCCCATGATTCGGAACTGTAGAATTTACTGTCATTAATATGACATCGCCACAGCTCAATTCTTCTAGGGTTATTCTTTTAAATCCTGCTTTTTCAAAGTTATCTAAATAAAGATTACCCCCCATTTTCCACCATTCATCGCTTCTTTCAAAGTCTAAAAGGCTTATATTTTTCTCCTGAGCATACCAATCGCGAATAATGGCATAGCAATCTAATACCCCATGCGACCATTGCCGACCCACTAAAGGCGCAATATAACCGCTAGGCTCTATATATTCCCATTGCTCGCTAGGTATTCCACAGATAAACCAAGGCAATCCACTACCCTCACAAGCCACTAGATCAGCCTGAGAAGGCTTTGCGCTCATATTTGGATGGCTGTGTATAACTGCGACTATTTCGCCTGCTATATCAGCCTTTTCATAGTCCTGCGGATCAAGAATAAAGTTATCAGTTCCTCTTGCTAGGTTTTTGCAGGGAATATAGAGCTGCTTGCCATTTTTAATAATAACTAGCCCACAGCATTCTCTAGGGTTTTCTGATATTGCCTGATCTACAAATCTTGCTTTTACAGAATCAGAAAGAATCATTTTATTAATGCAGCAGCAGGAAAACCGCCAAAAGGAATTTCAGCATTAGCACCAAATCTAGCTTCGCAAGAGCTTATTCTTTTACCGCATACATCTTGAGCTAGAGTTCCTACTGGATCATCATTAGTATTGAAATAATTAGTTCCTGCATAACCGCACTCAGCTCCCCTATACTTCCAAGGGCAAATATTCTGAATAATCTGCCTTCTAGGAAGTTTTACCCCTTGAACATCAAAAGAAGCAGAAAGCTCAAACTCTACAACTTGCTTTCCTTCTCCTGTTTTTCTTTCAATAAAGTAAATATCATCAGGGAACTCTGCTGTAGGATCTGCATCAGGGTTTACACCGCCATCAAAATTAACAGCATCTAGATACTTGTGCATTGTGCGCTTGCGAGTAATCTTTGCGCCTAATAGATCATCATAGGCTAAAACTAGCGCTGTAATAATTCCTGATAAGTTAGAAACCACTAACTTAGGTCTAGGAAGCTGACCGCCTGCATTAAACTCAAAGCCTGTTATCTGAACTGGATAAGGCTGATATTCCTGCCCTTGCCAAGTAACTGCCTGAGTTAGCTCATTAGTTCCAGCATGAAAATAATAAATATCTCCGCCAAAAGTAGTAGCATCAAGCTGAAATAGCTCAATAATGGCATTAGGGGCTAACTTCTGAAGCTCAGAAGCGATCTTTAATGGATAGGTCATCCCAAATCATACACTTCTTCAAAACTAGCTGAAATATTGTAGCAATCAATCTCAACCAAAGATAAATCCCAATCCCTGCAGATCCATTTTCCTGCTGCCCCTGTAGGGGGTGTCCAGTTGAAGAAAGTAACTCCAGCCTGAGTAGTTAGGAATGAATCAATAGCAGTTGCTTCAGTTTCAGTCCTTCCATTAAAGGCAAGATTCCAAATTCTAGGGTTTTGGTTAATACCAAATTGCGCCCTTTGTTCATATCCATCACCAAATTTAACAGATAGAACTGCAGGCTTCTTCTTTTGAGAAGCTCCATAAGAAGGAATATAAGTAAAAGTTGTCATGCTAATATACCGCCTGCTCTTTTCTGTTTAACTAATTCAGCTTTAACAACATTGCCAATTAGGATTCCTAATTTATTGCCCTGCTGAGAATCTACTGATCCATCTTGCATATTGACATTAACAATAACATCACCAACATTAGATCCACTATTGGGGACAATCATTCCATCTGTAGAAGGAACAAAAGTTTCAGCTCCTTTTTCTCCAACTAAATAAGCAGTTCCAGCATTAACCTGACCACCAAAAGCTCTTAATCCACCTGAATATGGAGTGCTGTAATCAGTTACATTAGCGCTACCATACCCCATAGATCCACTAACTCCGCCTGATATAGCTCCACTAATAGCGCCAACAATAGGAGCAACAATAGCTTGCCTAATCATTAATTTTGCAATATCAGCAAGAATAGAAGTAACCATTGAGCTAAATGCTTGAGCTGCATTTTGGCTATTTGTAATCATATTAAACAAGCCATCCTCAACACTTCTAAGAGAATTTGTAACTAATCCATTGGATAGATTTGCTAAGTTTTTAGATTCATTAGAATATTTGGCTAAAGCCATAGAAGCTCCATATTCATAAGAGCTATTTAATTGCTCTTGCTGTTCATAGATTCTATTAGCCTGCCCTGTAGCATATTCATACTGCCCACCAAGGATAGCCATCTGCTCATTGTATGCTTGCAGGGTTAATTTGCCTTCTGTGTATTGCTTAGTGATTTCTGATTGAGTATCTAAAAAGCCCTTATTGATAGCAATCAAATCTTGCTGCTGCTTCTTCTGAGCATCACTCATAAAGATGCCAGCAATATCAGCTTGAGCTTTAGCAGCCATCTCAGAGATAGAAGTGCTGAACTTAGTATTAGCATCTTGCGCCCTGCCAAGTCCTTTAGCAAAATTCTCAGCTTCTTTTTGCGCTTTCTCTAAATCTACAGAGAATGGAGCAGTAGTTTTCTTATCTTCTGCTTTAGGCGGATTAGCAGCCTTTTCTCTAGCTGCTACCAAAGTTTCTAAAACTGTGCGCTGTCTTTCCAAATTCTGTATATCTTTCTTGATAACAGAATCAGGGAATAAGACATTCATTTTATTATTCTGAAGATTTTGGATTTCTTCATTAATCTTAGAAATCTGCTCTTTGTAATCTCCAGTTCTAAAGCCCATCTGAAGCATATCCATAAAGCCCATGCCATTAGCTCTAGCTACTAGGAATTCTTCTGCCAACTGATTTAAGTAAGGGATTACCTCATTAGCAATAGTCTTACCAACTACAGATCCAACTGTAGAAAGTCTAGTTAAATTATCATTAAATCTTTCAGCTTGCGCAGCAGCCTTTTCAGTAATAACTGCGCCAAATCTTTCCAACTCATCAGCAGATTCTTTAATGCCTTTAGATCCAGCATTGAGCAAAGGAATAAGCTCTGCGCCTGATTTGCCAAATAATTGAGTAGCAATAGCAGTTTTATTTGCGCCATCTTCATAAGTTGCAAATTTATCAGCAATCTCTCCAAGAACTACAGAGCTAGATTTAAGAGTGCCATCTGTATTTTTAACAGATACACCCATTGCAGATAAAGCATTGCGAGCTTGCCCTGTGCCATTGGCAGCTTCAACCATGCCTTTACTGAGCTTTACTAAGCCAACTTGTAGCTGTCCTGTATCAACATCAGCGAGCTTTGCAGCATATTGGAGTTTAGATAATTCCTCAACTGAGATGCCGACCTTCTGAGCCATCTTGCCAGTAGCATCAGCAGCATCAATTTGAGTTTTTACAAAGCCTACTATGGATTGTGCGCCATACAATGCAGCAAGGCTTCCTGCTGCTGTCTTAGCAAAAGAACTAATGCTTCTGAAATTCTTTTCAGCAGTATAAGAAGCCTTATCTAAAGCAGCAGTAAATTGCGCTGTTTCAGCAGTAAGAGAAACTACTAATGATCCAAGTGAGCCTGCTGCCATTATTCTTTCCTCTTAACCCTGTGCGCAAATTGCGCTTTCAATACATCTGAAGCCTTTGCTTTTGGTGCTTCATCTATTCTGAAGTATGCCAGCCATTCAGTAATTTCAGCACTATCCATTCTTCTTAACATCTCTCCGACAGGCATTCCCAATTTCAGAGCTAAATCAAAATAGAACCTTCTTTGGGGGCGGAGCTTTAGTTTTTTGACAGATTATCTAATTCTTCTTCAGTTAATCTATTTAACTTTTGCGCTACCTTTACACACCTCTCAAGAGCAGTAGATGATTTCTGACCTAGCAAGGCAGCATCCTCATTGGAGAAGATTCTTTTACCATCTTCACCAACTGCAGTAAAAGCAACTAACCTAGCTCTGATATTGTCTAGATTAGTGCCTTTAGTTGCAACTAGGCTTTGCTCCCAAGCATCTCGGCTTTCACCAGTCATCAAGGAGATGTATATTTCACCACCCCACTCAGGAACTTTAACTAACTCTTTTTTTAAATCATTTACTGCTAATACTGCATCTCTAGTGAGAATAGTCATTTTAGCTCTCTACAATAGCGCCTGTGATTTCTAAAGTTACATTGGCTTCTACAACATTATCAACTGCGCCTGAAACTGCAAAGCCAGTTACAAATGCTGAGAATGACCAAGTAGTGCTTGGGCTATCATCAGTAAACACCATCTTAAAGTTTGTTTCTGTGCGAGCTGCTCGAGCTGCTCTCAAAGCCATATGCTGTGCATTAGAAGGGATATAGTTGATAGTGAAGCTCAACTGTCCTTCATCTGCCAAGCCCATGCGCTTTTCTTTAGCTGCAGAACTTAAATCAGTAACATCAATAACTGCAGCCGAGCCACTTGGACCCGAAAAAGTCTTGATCTCAGGAATAGCAGTAAACACTTCAGGAGAAGCGCCATTGCCAATCTTTACTAACATCCCTTGTGCTTCTAAAGCTGCTGAACTCATAATTAACCCCTTTGCCAACAATAATAATCCTGACTGATCCTATAAACTTTCAAATCAGGCTCAAATAAATCTTGATCTGTTTGCAAAGTAGCTTTTGCAGCACTACCTTCCAAAGCTGATCTTACTGATTCTGCTAGTGATTTTACTGCAGAATAAGTATTTGCATAAGTATCTACCTGAATGCGAACTAAATCAATAGTTGCGCCACCATCTAAGGTATTTTCAGGAGTAGATGAGATGCGAGAATAAACAATATAAGGGGCAGCTACTTTCTCAGGCGCTACTAATGGATATACCTTTCCACTAGCTAGGCTAGATAATGCTGCATAAATAGTAGTTTCTATGGTCATTTTTTAGCCAATTTCTTTGCTTGAGTTTGTATTGCCTTGCCTAATCTTTCCTTCATTACATCTACAGCTCTTGATTTATTAGCTTCAAAAGCTGGTCTAAGGAATGGTTTAGCTTGCATTTTAGCAGTTCCGAACTCTAAAAAGCGCCAATAATATGCTTCGCCTGCAGTTTTATAATTTTTACCTACTCTGCCTTTCCTGCGATTATAGGCAGTATCTTTGTATTGAGCCTTTCCTTGGCGGATTCCTACAAAGAAAGTTTCTCTACCAGTAGCAGAATTGCGCCTACTTCTATAGCGATATACAGCAGTTTTCAGATTACCAGTTTCACCAACTGGAACTCTAGCCTTAACATCATCCACAATAACTTTAGCTGCTGCGCTAACTGCGCTGCGCAATGGTCTGCCTTGGATCTCCTTTGGCAGCTCATTTAGAGCTTTTTGAAGCTCCTTTAGCCCAGTTATTTGAACTGAAATCATGGTTTCTTAGCAAGAATCTCTACACCATCAGCCCTGCCAATTTCAGCAAGGTAGAGAATGTCATAATCAATGCCATCATAGGTAATCTTGGCAGTTTCATCAAAATCTTCTCTAAAGCGGATTCTGAATTTCACAGTAGCTTCAGGAATGAATTGGCTTGCTGCGAAAAACTCCCTGCCTGTTACTGGTAACTTCTCAGCCCATACTGTAGCAAGCAGGGTATAAGCAATAATCTCAGCCCCAAAAGAATCCCTTGTAGAAGTCTTAACCTTGATTTGAATCCTGCGATCTAATTTACCAGCTCTCATAACTTCCTCTTAAAGACAAAAGATCCTATATCTTCTCTGCCTAAAAATGATTCAACATTGGAATATTCCACCATCTCAAATCCAAAATTACCCATAAATGCTCTTAATCCATTTTTAGTCCAATACCAGCAATGCTCATCAGGTCTAAAATGCTTGCTTCCTAGAATATGCTCTTTATCCCTATAAACAGGGCATGAAACAAAAGCATAGGTCTTAATATTGTCTAAAAGAGCTGTGGGATTATGAATATGCTCTAAAGAATCCCAAAAGCTCATAGCATCTATTTTACTTGGCTCTCTGTATTTGCCAACAGATTTCAACCAATCTACAGCGCAAGGATTAATATCAAATCCATAGGCATTAGGCAATTCTTTAATAAATGCTCCTGAGCCAATACCAATATCAAGGATTTCATCAAATTCATAGCTTTTGACAATATCAATCCTAGCCTGATTTAGCTTTCTGCCAATATCGGTTTTTTCCATCTCCTGATATTTCTGCCAATATCCAGCATCATAAGGAGCTTCTTCTACAGGGTAATAGCCAATCCCAAAATCAGGAAGCCACAATAATTTATCTTTCAAGCAGCTCTCCTAGATTCTTCATAAATGTATTTGCAGTAATAGTTTCTACATCCATAGGCTTATAAACCCTATCAAGGCGATCAGGATCAACCCAATTAGTTTGAAAAGCTCTATGGCTAAAGTAATTTGACCAAAGCATTAGAGTAGGGGTATTGAGATGCTGACTAACAATAGTATTGCCACCGCACCAACCAACAAAGGCAGAAGCGCCTTTAATTAGCCCAAAAAGCTCTGTTAGGCTAGTTTTACCGCATAGATTAATGATGCCCTCATCTTCTAGCTGCTGATTGAATGGCTCATCCCATGAGCTTCCAGTAAGAATCAGTTTGTAGCCTTTAATATGGCTCATAAGCTCTTTGATCTTTTTAGGGGGCATCTTTGCCACCCAATCTTCAAACATCCCATGATTGCTGAAGTAGAAAATGATATATGGCTCTTTGTAGGGAACTACACAATCATCAATCTGAACTTCATAATTCCAGTTAGTTTTATATTGGGGCATGATTTGATCCATGCTATGCCCTATGCGCAAGCCACCATTTATACAGATAAAGCGATCATAGCCTTTAAATCCCTCTACAACTTCTTTAGAGCCATCCATATAAACTTGATGAAATAGATGCTTTTGCTGATTGTTCATGGGCGCATTGTCATATCCAGCGAACTTAACAAAAGGAATGCGACTGACAAAGCCATCAGCTCTAGGTCTGCCATCAAAATTCCAAATAGTGATCTCAGGGATAACACCTTTGCAGTTTTGCTCTATATAGCTTTCCATCTTGAGCATTACCCAATGAATATCACCAATTCCGCATATAGTTAGGATTCTCATCTTTTCTCTCTGCTTGCTTGAAAATGCTCAATAACAGGCTTTCTACCGCCATAGTAATCCCTGCTTAAATCAAAAATAAAGCAATATTCAGGCGGAAGCTCTGCAATATTTAAATCAGTTGTTTCACTTATAGCCTGATCTAGATTCTTTTGATCGAATATCTCAGGCTTTTCTAAATTGATTGCCATCCATCTCAGTAGAAGGCGGATAGTTGCAGCAGTATTTTTAAAATAAACTGTGCCTGAAAGAAGTTCTTGAGCTTTAAATCTATGGAAGGCTACATCAGCATCTAGCTCATCAAACAGTATAGGGTTTTCCCTAATAACAGAATCCGCATCAGTCCATACAACTGCATCTGAACTTATAAGGTGCTTTAAGATGAATTCAGGCTTATGGTGAGTGTTTTTATCCCAAGATCCTAAGTTGGGTATCTCCTCAATACAATAAGGCAGTCTAAGCTCATTTAATGAGTTCCTGAGCCTATCTGCTTGCTCCTTGTAGTTAGGAGTGTAGTAGCTAATAAATTTCATCAGTTATTATACTTTTTCTAAAACAATTAATATCTGAATCCCTAGAGCAGTTCACTACCTCTAAGCCTGCCTGCTGCATTAGCGGAGCTGCATCATTCATATGCTTTATCCATCTGCGCATATCAGGAGATTTGCTTAATGGGCTTGGATGCTTGCCATGCCAATGCTGCCCTGAGTTCTTAAAGTCATAACCAAGAAGCAGGATCTTTCTAAAGCCTTGTAAGTAAGCAAGATTGATAACCTGAAATCCTGAATTATTGCCAGTTGCAATAATCTCTGATTCACAGAATTTAGCAGAAGAATCATGCCCTATTAGATTTAAGCTGTATTTATTGGCTGCATTCTCATTAATAGTCCATTTTTGCCCTGAGAACTCAGGCTTATGGTAATCCCACCATTCTTCATCACAAGCATAAAGAATATCAGCCCAAGGAGCTAATTGATAAGTAGTGTTAATGACATAAACAAAGGCTTTACCTTTGCAGTAATCAACATCTTCTTTAGTTAGGCTTGTTCCGCTTGCTATGCAGATTGCAGTTTTCACTACACTCCCATATTCAATCTATAGAATTGCAGCAAGTTTTCAACTGTAGGATTAACCTGATAGGCTTTCTCTCCGCCAGCTTCTCTATTGGCATATAGATCGCCAATAATTAACATCATTGCAAAGCGCATAGGCTTTGGCATTGGGTTTAGATCAGGGCTTCCACCTGAAGTATATCCAGCAACATAGCGCACCTTAACATTATTAGGCACAGCATATAGCTCAGGATAAGTAACATTGTATGCAGGAGTGATTTGAGCAGGCTCAGAATAGGTATCTACCAAATACTGATTAGATGCCAAAGTTTGCTCTACTCCATTTACATCTAAATATTTGATTGAAGTAACTGATTGCAATGAGCTATCTAAAACAATCGGATCAGCCCATCCAGTTAATGCTTCTTCTAAAGTTTGTGTAGCAATAGGTCTGCTTAAATATTGCTCAAGATACTGTCTTGCAGCAACAATTAAACTATCAAGCAAATCCTGATCGGCAGCAAGATCATCAACTCTTAGATATTCAGCTACATCTGCAGCAGAAATTGGCTCATAAGTAGGAGCTGTAATTACCTTAGTTGGCATTTTTGCGCTTTCTCAGTTTTTTAACTTGCACATCTTGTTCAATATGGGGTTTAACCTCAAGCTGCTCCCATTGTTTAGGCTTAAATTCTGTAACAAGTCCAGCGCCTATCCAATATACAGCGATCCCATTATCAACATCAAAAGTCTGCCCAGTTGTAATATCACCAATCTGAGCAGAAATAAAATCTCTATTTGCAGTAACTAGCATAATAAAAAGGCAGGGAGCTTTTGACCCCCTGCCAGTTTAATTACAATACTAAAGAGCCATACTGGATAGAAGCAGGGCGATAGATTGCCAAAGCCAAGCGAGATTCAGCACGAACAGTTACTAAGTTCTTTTGGAAGTTAGTATCATCAGCTTCACTCATCTCAACAGTAACACCTTGGCGATTCCATACCTGAGCAGCAATATCCATTGCACCAACCATGAACTTACCAGCAGTCATAGTATTAGTTACAACAACAGGCAAGCCCCACAATGTAGGTGTCATAGCCATGTTAGGAGCAAACTCATACTCACCAGTAGTAGATTTAGTGCGCTCGATAGCACCCCAATCAGCAGGATTCAAGATGATAGCAGTTGCTTGGTAATCAGCAGCAGCTACAGCATAGATAGCCTTATTGATAGAATCAATGCCATTATCACCGCTTACAGGAGTGAAAGCTGTGAAATTGCCTGATTTTGTCAAACCACCGATATTTTGACCTGTGCCATTGCCATTCAACAACTGCTGGTCAATGCGCAACTCAACACCATAGCGCAAGCGAGTATCAACATAAGAAGCGAGTGCAGGAGCATCATCCATAACTTGCTTAGAAAGTTTCAACCAATGAGCAATAGTCTTAACTGGAGCAGATACTAGCTCGAATGTCAAAGCTGATTCAGGCTTAGTTACACCTTCAGCAGTTTCAGCAGCAGAGTTAGTGAATGCGAGTTCACGAGTATATTCAACCAAGTTGCTAGTTGTTGTGCCAAAAGGCAATACATCACGAATGCGAAGGCTACGATAAGCACCGCTAACAATACCTGATTGGCGCTGTGGAGCAACAATAGTATCTGAGTTAGCAGCAGGAGAGCCTGACTGACCAGTAATAGTATTCTTCAACTCAATGCGAGCTTTAGAAGTGCGACCTTCAGCAAAAGCCTTGAACTCATCAGAAGATGCGAAAGACTGACCCAAAGATTTAACTTCTTCAACTTTGCCACGCAATACAGCATCAGCATTCTTTTGCTCGATCTCTAGCATACGATCACCTAAAGATTTGAGTTCTTGAACAGCCTTCTCTGCAGCTTCTACAGCAGCTTTGCTCTCTGTGCCAGCAGATTTAAGCATTGCATCAATTTCAACTTGTTTCTTTTCAATGGTTTCAATAACCTGATTTAGATCTGACATTTTAATTTCCTTTAATGATTTGGTTTAAGCGATTTACAATCATTGCTTGTTCTAACTCAGTCTTAACTTCATCTCGAAGCACCAACTTTATTTGCGCCAGCAATGCTTTTGCGCTTGAGTTGCTAAGGTTTGCTGCATCTCGCAGAAATTCCTCAGCTTCCCGAATACTTTTAATGCTCTCTATATCTGATTTTACAGAATCAAGAGAAATTCTAGCAGCATTATCAGCAGGATTATCTACTACTGATACTTCTACTAAATCAATTTTCTTTAAATAGCGGATTCCTTCTCGAACTTCATATCCGCCTTGTGGGATCTTAAAGCCAATGGATAAACCATCTAAAGTTTCATTCTTCATGCTTGCATAGATAGCATCAGCAGTAGGATGCCCTAGTGAAAGCTGACCTTTGACATATAAGCCCTTAGAATCTTCTTCCAAAGAATTCCATTTGCCAATAGTTGCAGGCATATCACTTCTAAATGAGCTGTGATTAAAATACATAGCTACAGGGCGAGTGCGATTTGCAATAGTATCTTGGTAAGCACCTTTTACTATGCTGTCATTGTAGGAATCAATGCCATCAAATACAGAAGCATAGCCTTCAAAGATACCAAAATCACCCATCTTCACTTCACAAGAAGCAAAGTTCATCATTTTCTTTTCTAACATAGGCTTATACCCCTGCTTTTCTTCATCAATTCTATTTAACTGCCTATTCTTGGTATTAGCCCAAGATTTGCCAGCATCCCCACCCCATAAAGCCCAAGCAATTCTTCCTGCGCTTGGATAGCCTTCTTCTCCTTGGCTAAATCCTTGCCCCTGCTTATCAACTTCATGCCTTGCAAAATAACTAACCATCCTTCTCACAGTTTCAGCAGATAGCTCTCTCTTATTAATAAGATCTCTAGCTCTTGCTACTCCTACTTCTGTGCCACCTCTATTAAACTCATCTCTCCACTCTAATCCTTTTTTGGCTTCTGCAGCCATAGAATCAGTAGGAGTTAAATCAATTTCTTCACCTCTATATACAGCTTTTTCATCTCGCCTTGCAAATACAGCATAGCAATAACCTAATCTTTGCTCATTATCAGGAAAAGTATTAACAGCTTCTTCATCTCCCATGCAGCGAGATACAAATTCTGATTCTGTTTCATCTTCTCTTGGTGTAGGCATTATTGCTCCAATTTTTCATATGATAATGCAAAAAAGCTATGCAACCAACAACATTAAGAGAGTTTCTTCATCAATCCCTAATTGCCCTAATGCACTTGTTTCGCTAATCTGTGATTCAGATTGCACAGAAACCACTCTTGCTCCGCCATTAATGACAGTAAATCCTCTTGGAGTTACTCTGCCTGCATAGGCTACAGCTCGGATTGGGATTACTTTGGCAGTTGCATTAACTTCATTCTTAGAGAATCTACCGCCTGTATATTCTTCAGGGGCTATCTCAGATCCAGTTGCGCTAACAGCTCCAGTATTTGCTTGTAGAGCAATACCATTTAATTGAATTATTGGGCTAGAACTAGCTGATGCGCTGATATTTGCTGCAGAAATGCTTAAATCTATGCCTGAAATGGCTATGGAATCTACAACTTGCTCATTAATTAAGCCATATTCAGCAGTTAAATCTATGCCACTAAGAGCTATAGATGAGTTTTGAACTCCGCTTGCGCTGATTGTTGCTACATCTGCTAACGCTTCTAAGCCTGAAATGCTGACAGAATCATTAACTATTTCATTAATATTGCCAAAGGCGGAGCTTAATTCAAGCCCTGTTATAACAATGTTGCTATTTTGAATGCCAGTTGCAGAGATACTTGCTGCAGAAATTGTGGCATCTTGCCCTGAAATTTGTATAGTATCTGATACATTTTCAGTAATTGAGCCTGCTTCAGCAGTTAGGGTTATCCCTGATATAGAAATAGTGGAGCTGTTAAGTCCACCATCATCAAAATTATTTAGCGCTGAATCAAATAATCCATATCGCTCATCAAATAGAACTGCAGGAGCAGCCCAATCATCAAATAGGCTAGGCTGGTAATCAAAATCACCTAGCGCACTATCAAAATCAGCCATTAGCTAATTCTGATAAGTGCCGAAGCTCCTGCTGCTGGAAGATCAATAGTGAAAGTTCCGCTAACAGAAACTACATTAGCTCCAAAATCAAAAGCAGCAAGCGCTTTATTAGATTTGCTGGAGTTATAGATTAAGCATCCTCTAGCAGTAATTGTAGAGTTAGCCCAAGAAGGATCGCTAAAAGTGATGTAAGCAGTATTAGAACTTAATCCGCTTGTATATCCGCTAAGAGTAGCTCCGCCTGCTGTGTAGCCTG